TTCTGTTTCGGGTTTCGGCTTTCTTCTTATGGCGACGATGGAAGCTATGACGCTGCCGGTCGCATGGCACAGTTTGCACGGGAGGACGTAAATCACTTTATAGAGAAGAACATGGACGGTTTTCAACGCTGGCTTTCTGATCTGCGAGGCGAAGGATGGGGATGGTCTGTTCCGTATCTTCGCGTAAAGTATCTTGGTCTTCCGAATGATAGTAATATCCGGTCGCTGAACTTCATGACCGGTGCGCGGTATGGATTTGATAACTATATCGGCAAAGAGGGTACGTTTGTACAGGACGGATCATTCATTGATTATGTTCCGTCGGCCGACGATGTTCAGACGCTGATCGAGGCGCATGAGATCGCACAATCGCTGCATTACAAAAAAGTCATGTCCTATCTGAAACGGTATGGTTTGTCGAAGGTCAATACATGGACGTATTGGGAAGACGCATAAGGAGGGAATATGGCGGAAAGCAGCGGCGAAGGAATTACTGTCATAGATTATCTTTTGCATCGTACACGGGCGACAGAATTGTGCGTTTTGTGTGATTGCGGATATATTGTTGAGACTGTTTGGATCGATCATGAGGACTTATTTATGGTAACGTCCAAAAACAGGAATAGAGCCGTCAAAGAGACAAAATGGGGCACCGTAACGGTTCGTTCTTGGGACGGAAGCAAGGTGATAGTGCCGTGTAGGTATATAGAGATGGGGGAGGATTTGAAGCGATGATTGAGTATGCGACAATGGATGAAATGAAGGATGAGGCTGTTTATCTTATGCGTGCGTTCAAGATGTTTCCGAAAGTCATAGACGAGTTTCGTATCGATTTACTGAATTGTTCGGAGACGTATGGTGCGTTATACTGGCTGAATGAAAAGCGGCAAAGCGCAGTAAGGGAATGGGAACGCGAAACTGGGAATCTTGTGTATCATGTGATTTATAATCGGATGGAGTTTGGAGAGCTGCTTACAATGCTGTATGTGGATAAAGACAAGCGGAAATGGCAGCGAGCACGCGAGGATGCTGCGGCGAGGGAACCGTTTGCGTGTTGCGTCTTGATAGGTGCTCCCGAAACGGCAGAGTACGGGCAAGTTGGCGTTCGACCGATGTTTGGTGGTCTTGTGCGTGTGTGGTAAGGCTGTGAGCTCCTGAGAAGGGCAGATTCTTAAAATATTGGACGGTCTTATAAATTGATCGTCCTATCTTTGCTTTTGGCAAAAAACAAGGCGAGGAGCTTGAAAAGTGTTACTTTAGTATGAACAACGAACGCAAATTATGGGATGAAAATATATTATGTTTTATGATGGTATTCTGCACATTCTTGTGCAGAATACTATTTGAAAGGAAAGAAAAAACATGAAGGACAAATGGTTGGAACTGGAATCGAAGATCGCAATGGTTGACACGCTTGCGCGGATTATGGAGGATTTGCTTTGTTATCTCTATGACGGCAGCATGGACGTTGTAGATGATGCACAGAATATCGCGGCTTTGATTCGGGAGAAAGCAGGTGAAGCAAAGAAGTTTATTGAAGGATGAAACAGTTTTGCAAGGCGCAGATTTTCGCCTTGCATTTTATTGTTGAGCGTAATATAATGTACGAAAAAGTGATCCATTTGGAAACTTTTTGGGCCGTAAAATGGGTAGGGATTGAGAAAGTTCCTTACCGTTTTTTGCGTGAATGTTTATGAAATTTAGTGAATAAATGGTGAATGATTAACTATCGTAAACATAGGGGATGCCATGTTTATCACAGATTAGCAACTGGAATTGTAACATAAATGTGGCAAAAAGCCGAGATTTTCTCGGCTTTTCCTATAAAAATGCAGTTTCCGTCTTGACAACGCAACTTGCGTGATGTTATAATTTCTTTGTTGGAATACATAAACAACGTTACCAATGTTCATAAAACGAATTTGGTATATGGTGTTGAATCTTTATTCCTCATTGTACTTTCTTTCCCTATGAAAAACCCACGTTCTTGCCGACGTGGGTTTTTTGTTTTTTATCTTAATAGCTTATGTCGATGGCAATTTGATTTTGGAAAATAATTTTTGTGATCTTGCCTGAGGTTACGACGATCTGTTTGATGACCGTTTGGATGAAGTGCTTTATAACTTCCTCGTCTACAGTAAGCATGACTTTTTCGGCTGAGCCGGGAGTGTAATTCAATATCTTATCTGTCATAATAAATTCGCTTGCGGTAGAAACAAATTCTTGTTTGCTCACACTTTCCGTCACGGTGACATTGCAAAGTGCACGCTCGATTTCTTTGAGTTCTGAAAGTATCTTTTCTCGTTCTATGATGTAGTCTTTTTCCGGCAAGCCGTTGTCCGAATAGAGGTAAAGGGATTTCAGACGGGCAAGAGCAAGTTCTGACTTCCGTTTTCTGTCGCGGAGTGTGGAAATTGCAGCGTCGCTTGGCGCAGGGCCCTTATCTGTCGGATATTCGTAGTTTTGCGGCGCCCGGAAGGATATTCTTGCTTGAAGATACTCATATATACCGCTGATGTGCTTTATTTCAAACGGCTGCATCTTTTTCAGAAATGCGGATTCGGCAGCGAGAGGCGATATATATTCATTACCATTTTCCTGTGCTTCGAGCAGGAAATGAATAAGCGAGAAAATGAAGTCTGAAAGATACATGTCGAAGACGTATTTATTGTCGCATCCGACGTGATTCTTTCTGATTGTCGAGCATCCGTAAACGGACGGCCGGACGCCGGACGCGCGTCGTCTTGACTTTGATGCGGTCATATTGTTGCCGCAGTTGCCGCAGACGAGAAGACCTGCATAAGTGTGGATGGACTTACGGATATAAGTGTCGCCCTTCTTATGACCTCCACGGCGGTTCTTTTGAAGTCTATACTGTATGGCGAGCAATCTTTGTTCTGAAATGATTGCCGGATGATGATCTTTTATGTCGATCCATTCGTCGGATGCGCGCTTCGAGCTGCCGCGACCGTCCTCATGCACGTTGTAACGGTACGTTCCTGTATACCAGACGTTTGTGAATATTTTATGCAGCGTGACAGGGTTCCATTTATTGTTATTTCGGGTCGTGTAGCCTTTTGCGTTGAGGATTCGGCAGACTTCGAGCATAGATTGCTTTTGCTCATATAGATCGTAAGCGAGCAGAATGATGTTTTTTTCTTCTTCGTCAATGGAGAAGGTCTGCGTTTCTTTGTCCCAACTGTAACCGTAAGGTATGCGGCCGCCGTTCCACTTACCGATGGAGGCGCGGGAGAGCATGACTGCAGTAACACGTTCTGCCGTCATCTGGCGTTCGAGTTCGGCGAACACGAGAATAATTTTGAGCATGGCTTCGCCCATTGCGCTGGAGGTGTCGAACTGTTCGTTTTTAGAAACGAAAGTTACGCCGAGTTTTTTAAGCTCGGTGTACATGGCGGTAAAGTCCATTAGGTTACGGCTGATCCGGTCGATTTTCCAAACGAGCAGATGTGAAAATTCTCCTGTGCGGAGCCGGGACATCATGCTCTGATAGGCGGGTCTGTCCGTGTTCTTTGCCGAGTAGCCGGGGTCCTCAAATACTTCGTGGTTGCGAATGTTGAGGACAAGTTCGGAGTAGGCGATCAGTTCGCGCCGCTGCACTTGAAGTGATTCTTTATCTACTTGGTACTGCGTCGATACGCGAATGTAGATCGCTGATTTTGGAGTTAAAGCGGCTGCGGATTGAGGCATGATTATTGTCTTCCTTTTTTGGTGATTTGAAGAAATGAGAGACGCCTTTCCGTAGGAAATTCCGCAGGAAATTCCGCAGGAAAAATTACGGAATTTCCGAAACGATTCCGTTTCGGAAGTGAACGGAAAAGCGGGGTGCACCCCTGATTTTTTGGGGTAGAGCTCTTGATTTTTTGCTTAAATGTATGAGCAGAGCTCTTTTGGCACGGCTTTGGTTTCATTTGCCAGAGTTTACGATATTTTATTAAATATCAACGTAAATTGTTCTCGCAAGAACGCAATTTTGTTTGTTTTTGTGTGGTGTACGGATTTCCGTAGGAAATTCCGCTGGAAAGTTGTAAGTATTTACTGTGGAAAGTTGGTGGAATTTCCGACCCTTATACATATACATATACAATAACCTATTATATATATATTTTTAATCTACTACGTAGCTTAAAAATATAATACGCGCGCGAGGGATCGCGCTTATTTGTTCTCGATGAAAACGGTGTAGTTCTTGGCGCTGAGATTCTCCGCAAGACGCTGCTGAAAAGCGGGCAGATCGGACAGGCTACAGATACCGTCGCGAAGGAAAACGTCGGTCATCAGGTAAGCCTGTTTATACAGGCAGTAGGTTTGTTCTTGGCAAAGGCTGTCGAGATCGTCATAAAGAGGCAGTTCGATTTGGGTGTAGGCGTCTTTGATAGATTCGACAAGCAGCAACGGCTCGGCGGTTGGCTGAATGTAGATTTTGATCGCATTGCCGCCGGGGAGTTTGATCTCCCCGACTTTTGCGGATTTGGCGAGGACCATTTCGGAACTTGGTTCTAAACCGTACACGGCAATACGACCGCCGCGATAAGTGACAGACTTTTTCATTTAACGGTGTTCTCGTATTTTTGCAGGATCGTGCGGATGACGAGCTGGTCGCTTTCGGAAGCGTGAGTGTAGAGATCGACGATCTTCTTTGTTTCGGGCGTAAAGCCGGAATACGTCTTGGGCGAGATACCGAGCATCCAATCCATCGTCACGCCGAAGTATTTGCAGAGACGGTATACAAATTCGATGTCCGGGGCGCGGTCTCCGCGCATATAGCGAGTAATGGTGCCGTGCGTGCAGCCGATATCGTCTGCAACGTCCTTACGGAGCAGACCTTTGGCGCTGATGAGGTTGGCAAGATTCTGCCGGAAAGCGTCGTAGTTTAAGGTGTTGTTTTCGTGAGAGTGCATAAGAGTTACCTCCTGTTTAGTTTTTTTATTATACATCATAATTTCCGTAGGCGCAATTCTAATTCACAATTTCGCTAAAATTTAGGTATTGACAATTTCCATTAACGCAAGTATAATATCGATGTAAAAAGATTTTGGAGGTTGCGATGAATAGTGCAATCAATTTAGAGATTTTAAGAGGTGTCCAGAAGGACAGAGGGATCATGAGCAAGGATATTGCTCGGGAGATCGGTATGAGCGAAAGCACTTACAGCAAGAAGGTTCATGGCATTTCTTCCTTTACAGCGGATGAGATTGCACGGGTCTTGCAGGTCCTTAGAGCGACGGCGCAAGAGGTCAATCTTATTTTATTTGCCGGAAAGTTGCCGCTGACGCAAGTACGAAAGCGATAAAGCACATTTTACCGCATTTCAATGGACCAATTGACATATCCGACGTGTTAAGTGTATCGCAATTGAGAGGGAAAGAAAATGGGTCGTGCACCAACAAAAGCGATGGGAAATCCCTACTTTGAAGCAAGAAAAAGGGCGTCTGAATTTAACGAAAAGTTATCGAGCAGGGCAGGAGCGGCTGAATTGCTGCATGTCTCGGTCGATGTTGTTACAGACGCCGAGCTGGACTTGTATAAATCGCTTCCTGTGGAGTTGATCGTAAGGATGGCGGACTTGTATCAGGAGCCGCAATTGCTGAGCACTTATTGTTTGCGTGAGTGTCCGATTGGACGCAATAATGCAATTTCGGATAAAGTGCTGACGATTGAGAGAGTAACCGTCAAACTGCTGAGAAAAATGCGCGTAGAGCAGTTGGAAAGCATGAAGGATAGGTTGCTGGACATTGCGGAGGATGGCATGATCTCAGAGGATGAGATCGAGGATGTTAAATCTATTTCCGAGTATTTGGACAGTTTGAGCCGGACGATTAGTGAATTGAGGACGATTGCGAAGAAGATTACGGGGGCGCGGTCATGAGCGAAGATGAGTTGTGGGAGATTCTCCGTGAGGAATACGGCATTCGGACGATGGAAGATTTGATTCGAGCCAAGCGCAGGCAGAAAAAGATTGATATATCGGGTTTTGTCAAGAGAGAAAAAGTTGCTTACGAGCGCAAGGGAGAAACGATATGCAAAGTGGAGATATCTTGATTCCGAGTTTTGAGAATTTGACGTTTACCGAGAAGGATCATCAGTATTTGCTTGACGGGGTGCAGATTCCGTCAGTAACAACGCTCATGGAGCCGTTGAGCGGAGCGGAGTATAGGACGATCAATAAGGCTGTTTTGGACAAAGCAGCAAAACGCGGGACTTCGGTTCACAATTCGATCAAGGATTATCTGCGATATGGCGTGAACACTTGTGACGATGAATTTCGCGGGTATATGGACGGGTTTGTGGCATGGTATGAGTATTACAAGCCGACGATTCTTGCCACGGAAATGCGGATGTATCACAAGGTGCTGCGATATGCCGGAACGCTCGATCTTTTGTGTCTGATTGACAATGAAGTGACGCTGATAGACTACAAGACGACAAACAAGGTCATGGATAAACTTCTTCGCGTACAGTTGGAAGGTTATTCGCAAGGTCTATCGAGCTGGGGAATTACGGTCGAGCGGAAGCATGCTCTGCATTTGAGTGGAAATGGGCAATGGCAATTTCCGGAGTATAAGGCGAAGGACGCGGAGGCTTTGAGAATATTTATGGCCTTGAAGTATGTTTACGACTACGCAAGGTCGTGAGGATAGAAAGGAGAAAGAAAGTGGAAACAGCAAGAGAATTGGCAGTTGTGCCTGAACAGGAGATGCAGCTCGGCAAGGATGCGTCTTCGATCGAGAGAAGCGCGGAGGCGATGCAGATTACAACGGATGAAGATTATAACCGTGCAGCGGAAATGCTTGTGTCTGTGAAGGGTCTGCTGAAACGGATCAAGGACTATTGGGAACCGTCGATCAAGTCTGCGTATGAAACGCACAAGAGTTTGACAAAGAAGCGAAGCGAGATGGAGGATAGTCCCAAAAAGGCTGAATCGGTTCTCAAAAGAAAAATGAGTGACTATACGATTCGGAAAGAGCGCGAGCGCAAAGAAGCGGAGGAAAGAGCGCGGCGCTTGGCACAGGAAGAGATGGAACGCAAACTTGCCGAAGCGGTTAAGGCAGAGGAATCCGGCGACGCGGACGCGGCGGAGTATGCAATGGCTGAGGCGGAAGCGTACGATAATGCGGCGACGACGGTAACGGTGCAGCAGGCACCGATTAAGGCGAAGGGCGTAACCAACAAGAAGGATTGGGAAATTGTCGTAACTGACAAATCGAAGGTACCGGTTGAAATTGCAGGCGTTGTGATTCGCCCGATTGACACGGGTGTTGTTAAGCAATTGGTTCGGGCGACGAAGGGCGCGATTGTGATTCCGGGGATCAAGGTTGAAGAAACGGTTGCTGTGTCCGTAAGGGCATCGTGATAAACTCATCGAAAAGAGAAAGTTGAGGTAGAAGAAAATGGCAAATGAGATGATGAGTGTTGACATGAAGACTGGCGAAGTGCAAAGCGTGAGCAGACCGCAGATGAGCATCTTTTCGGATGAACAGAAGTTTATGACTGCGTTCAAAATGGCGACGGAGCTTGCCAAATCGACGATTGTACCGAAGAACTATCAGGGTAGTCCGAGTAACTGTCTGATCGCAATTGAAATGTCTACGCGTATTAACACCTCGCCGATGATGGTGATGCAGAACTTGTACGTGGTGAATGGTTCTCCGGCGTGGTCATCGCAATGGATTATTGCGATGATTAACAACAGTCACCGCTATAAGACGGAATTGAAATTTGATCTGAAAACCGACAAGAACGGTCGTCCGGTAAGCTGCATGGCGTGGGCGGAGGATTACAATGGAAACAAGGTTGTAGGGCCCAATATTACTTGGGAAATGGCCGAGGCGGAAGGATGGACAAAGAAAAACGGCAGTAAGTGGATGACGATGCCGGAAGTCATGTTCAGATATCGCGCTGCATCGTTTTTCGGTCGCTTGAACTGTCCGGATATGATTATGGGAATCTATTCGCAGGATGAGGTGATTGACGGATTTAGCGATCCTATCGAAGTTGAGGATGCTGTGGAAGTTGATCCAGTTGCTACGGATGAACAGCATGAGAAGTTCATTCAAGCGATTACTGCAGCAATGCCAGAAGCGAATGGTGAGGACAAGAACAAGGTCTATTCGATGATCAAGGAAGAACTGGGTGTGGCGAAGAAATCGGAGTTTCGCGTGAGCACGATCGAAAAGGCGATTTCTATGATTCCGGAAGCAATCAAGAAGATTGCCCCGGTTAAGGAATAAAAGAAGGATAGGGAGGCGCTTATTGTGGCTGAAAAGTGGATTTCGATTTATGAGAGCATAGATGGTCCAAAACTGAGAGAACTTTGCACCGCAATGGGCGCCTCTGAGTTTGAAGCGAAGGGCATTTTGCAAACCTTATGGCTGTGGGGGCTGGACAATGCCGATAAATACGGCGAGATTATTTGCGTAGACCGAGATGACATGGAACGTTTTTTATACGGACACGCAAAGGGATGCAGTATTTCTCCGTCAAAGATGATCGACGCTTTGATTGAGACGCGATGGATCGACGTAATTGACGGACGGATGTATTTTCACAATTGGGCGATTCGGCAAAACCAATGGTATAAATATCAGGATCGTAAGGATGCGGAACGCGACAGAAAACGGAGGGCTGCAATGAAGGATAAGCAAACGGATAAGACGGAGGAGCCGGAAAAGGAAATACCGAGGGAAAAGGAATCTGAAAAAAAGCAGGTTCAAGCCGAGCAGAAGCCGGAAGATAAAAAGACTTTGGAATCGAACTATCCGGCTGATTTTGAAAGATTTTATGGGGCTTATCCGAGGAAGAAAGATAAAACGCTTGCATATAAGGCGTTTCGGGCGCGGCTGAACGATGGCGTGCAGGCTGAGGATATGATACGTGCTGCGGAAGCGTATGCCTTGGAGTGCAAGCGGAATGGGTATCAACCGCAGTATATCAAAGCGGCAAAGACTTTTATAGGGCCGAATTTGTGTTATATGGAGTATTTACCGGAGAAAACTGAACCGAAACCGACGGAAACGACAAATCCGTTCGAGAAAAATCCGTTTGAAGATGTGGAAGGATGGTAAACATGGAGGATTGGATCGCGGGTTTTATAGATATGTGCAATGCTGCACATCAGCCTAATGAGAAGGATTATATTGGCGATGATGGGTTTTGGCATTGTGGGATTTGCAAGGAAGCAAAAGAACGACTGTATGCCGTAAATAACGGTGATATTACGATTACGAAGCGAATGTACCGATCTTGCCGATGTGAGAGGGAAAGAAACAGAGCAAAGCAGGAAGCGGAGCAAAAGGCGGAGGCGTCGAAGCGAATCGAAGGGTTGCGCAGGGCAAGTCTGATGGACGCAAAGTTTTATGAGGCAAGATTTGAGAATCATCATGAAACGCCGTACAATGCGGAGAACATGAGGCTGTGTCGAAAGTATGTTGACCGGTTTGATGAAATGTTGAAAATCCATCAGGGGCTATTGTTTTACGGGAACGTCGGAACGGGAAAGAGCTTTGCAGCTGCGTGCATTGCAAATGCTTTGATGGATAAGGGGATTCCGGCAGTCATGACCTCGTTTGTTAAGCTGCTGGATATGGCGGATCGAAGGGAGGATGAAATCCTTCGCCGGTTGGAATCGTGCAAGGTAGTGATCTTTGATGATCTCGGCGCGGAGCGCGGCACGGATTATGCGCTGGAAAGAGTTTTTGACATCGTGGATTCGCGTGATCGTTCGAATCTTCCGATGATCGTAACGACGAATCTTACGCTCAAAGAAATGCACGAAGAAGTCAGAGAAAGACAAGCGAGAATCTATGATCGTATCCTCGGAAATTGTTTTCCGGTGCAGTGGACGGGGCCGAGCTGGCGCAAGGTGCAGGCGAAGGACCGGTTCAGCCGATTGAAGAGCATTTTAGGGGTGGACGAATGATCGGTGACAGTGGGTATTTGCGGATCGAGGGCAAGGATGATCGCGTGCTTGTCGCGTCGATTTTGTATAAGAACGGATACACGGTGCAGAAGGTCCGTCGCAAGAAGAATCAGAAAACGTATGAGTATCTTGTGAAGTATGATACGAATTCTGAGGAGGTGCAGGAAACGGAATGAAAACGCCGCTGGATACCGTCAAGGGAAAAATTGTCGGCTATAATCCGATGACGGAGGAACTTACGATTGTTGCAAAGTACAATGACACGTATATGCTGCAAAAGCGGGAATATAAAGAATGTCTTGTGCAATTGATCGACAGCAGGCCGTTGTCGGAAAAGCAGCGCAGAGCCTGTTATGCAATGATTAAAGAGATCGCGAATCATTCTGGAATGGGGACAGAACTTACGAAGCAGCATTTGAAACTGAAATTTCTTGCGGATGATCTGCAGGAGACGGCGGACAAGATTTTTTCGTTGAGTTCAGCGCCGATGTCGCTTGTCTGCGCGTTTCAGGACTTTCTTGTACGGTTTATTATAGATTTTGATGTGCCGACAAAATATCCGCTGCTGGATATGGTTGATGATATTGACAGTTATATGTATGCCTGTCTGACGCACAAGAAATGCTGTGTTTGCGGAAAACCTGCACAGTTGCATCACCGTGACGCTATCGGTATGGGGCGAGACAGGACAAAGATCGTTCATGAAGGACTGGAAGGTATACCGCTTTGTGCCGAGCATCACACGGAGATGCATACGATAGGGGATGAAACCTTTATGGAAAAGTATCACTTCAACGGCGGCATCCCGATTGATAAGACAATTTGCAGAGTGTATGGGCTGCGAATGAATAAAGACGAGTTAGATTAAGGAGGCAATATGCTGAACAAGTGGACGGGTCAAGGGCGTTTCGTGAAAGCGCCGGAGCTGAGACAGGTCGGTGAGGAAAATGCGGTTGCGGTGTTCACGCTCGCGTGTGATCGAAACTACAAGACGAAGGACGGGGAACGCCCTGCGGATTTTATTGACTGCGAAGCGTGGGACGGGCGAGGCGAATCTATCGTAAATAATTTCAATAAGGGCGATATGATCGTAGTGAGCGGTTCTATAAAGACAAGGCTGTACGATGATAAGTCTGGCAACAAACGTAAGTCAGTTGTCGTGGATGTGACGGAGTGGAATTTTTGCCAAACTCGGAAAAATGATGCACAAGATGCACAGGGGGATGCAGGCAACGGATTTTCTGACGTCGATCCGAATGAAACGCCGTTTTAAGTGATAAGCGAAGCAAGTTGACCGATAAATTGGCAGAGTGATCCGAAAGGAGTGTAAACCTTGGACTTTCAGGCGAGACCGTGCAGCACAAGAGCCGTAAAACGCAGGCTGATGGATTATCGTGATAACGATAGGAGATATGATAATCAGGTCGAACGGCTGCAGAATCTTACGGATAAAATGTATACGATGCGGATACCGGAGTTGTCTGATATGCCGCGAACGCCGAGTACCGTAAAAGATAGGGTAAGTGTTATGGTCGCCCAAAAGGACGAAGTTGAACGGGACTTGCAATCGCTTAGGGACCACCAAAAAAACGAACGGGCATGGATCGAACTGGTAACAGGGCGATTAAAAAATCCGGATGAACAGACCGTGATACTGGTAAGATATGTGGATGGCGAAAGCTGGAATGATGTTCTAACGATGCTGTATGGTAGTAAAGAGGACTTCCGAGAAAAGGAAGAATCATACAGGCGACAGACGATGCGGCTACACAAACGCGCAATATCAAAGATCGCGGATGCGATAAATAGGGAATGGCCGACGCTATGGTAGGAGGTAGATAAGCAGCTTGTTTCAGAAAATTCATGCTGCTTATTATTATATATTGCCGTAATTGACACACGAAAATATTTTTATTTATTTATCTGAAATGTATTGACAAGAAAGTAATAACGCGGTATTATAATATTGTCCGAGGGGGATGAAACCGCGGGGCAAAAGGGAGCAATGCTCCTAAATAATTGGTTCAATTGTTTCCATCGGCGCAAGTTCGTTTACGGAAAATGATGGTCGGAAACAGAACCGTTATTATTTGGCGTAAAAGTTTCCAATGACGCAACAAAGGTCAGCAAGGAGGAGAAGCATGGAAGAAACACAGGAAGCAATTGAGATGCTTGAATCGTTGAGCAGATTCGGAGAGAAGTTTGTTTGGCCTGTCGCATTGAGTTTGTTGACATTATGCGCGATCTTCTATATGTTCTACATTGTGGTTCTTGATAACGGCACGGGTACAGCAGTTAAACAAAGGAGAGCGGAATCGGATCGAGCGTTTATTAGTCTGTGTAACGATGCGTACGAGATTGTAGCGCTGGAGAATAGGATAGGAGCGCTGCAAAAGGAAGTTGAGACGCAGAAGCAGCGGACAAAACGGGAAAGCGAGCGAGCAAACCGATGGGCCTTGGAAGCTGAACGGCTTCGCAGGAGATCAGTAATGTAAGATGTTAAGTCGCGGCAAGAGACTTATCATAAAGCCGAGAGGCAAATCAAAAAAACACATAGGAGGAAAGAAAGATGGCAGTTGCAAAGAAGACGGAGATTGTGGAGATCAAGCCGATTGAGATGGAGCGCGTAAAGCTGCGTATTGTGGGCGACACGCCGCTTATTATGCATGCGTGGAGCGCGAAGGCGAAGCGCGAGATTCTCGAAAAGGAACTTGGAACGACCAAGACTAAGGCGCGCGAGCCTAAGAATCCGATAGCGGATTTCTGTTCGAGCATGTACTGGCTCACGCCGATGCCTGAGGAGTTTACCGAGGAAGCGGTTGCTGAGGCATTGAAGACGGCGAGATTCGGTTTTCCGGTGACGGCGATTAAGCAGGCGGCGATCTCTGCGGCTTATCGTATGGGATGGTCCAAGGACAAGGCGAGCTTGCGCGGTGTGTTCTTCATCGAGCCGGATACAGAATTTTATTACGGCGGCGATTTGAAGGTGGATCACGAGAAGAAGAAGGTTGAGATTATTCCGAATCAGATGATTCGCAATCAGATGTTCGAAATCAAGTCAGATGCGCCGAAGATGAGAGAAGATATGGTTGTCGTCGGCGGTATGACCAGAGCTGCTGATATTCGGTATCGCGGCGAGTTTACGAATTGGAGTGCCGATCTTGTTATCAGGTTCAACAAGAATGGTCAGTATTCCCTCGAACAGATCGTGAACATCCTTAACGCCGGGGGAGTTGTGACCGGCATTGGCGAATGGCGAAGCGAGCGAGACGGACAGGCCGGCAGTTTCCATGTTGAGGTTGCATAACGGAATTTACAGAAGTGGGGGCTTCGGCCCCCTACAAATTCCGAGGTGGGGTCGGGCGCAGCGAGATAAGCTGAGGCGCGGCAAGCGAAAAATGTATGGCGGATAAGTTTACCGAATGAAAAGGATTTAATCTTCCTCCTATAGCTTGGTGTGGCAGGCATGGCACGACGGGTTTAGGCGGGGTAATGTCAGGTACGGACCGGTGTTGTTTGGCAGGCTGGGCAAGGCTGGGTTTGGCACGGCAGGGCAAGGAGCGGCAAGGCACGGCAGGCGAGGTTTGGCAAGGTTATGTGGGGTATTGTGGGTCGTGGTTTTGTGTGGCGAGTTGTGGCAGGCTGGTTATGGAGTTGTCCGGCGGGTCAAGGACGGGCAAGGAGCGGTTTGGCATGGCAGGCGGGTCATGGATAGGCGTCGTGGGGTTAGGCAGGCAAGGCGGGCTATGGAACGTTTTGTCAAGGTTGTGCTCGGCGTGTAATGGCAGGCATGGTAGGTTAAGGATGGGACTGGTGCGTTTCGGAATGGTTTGGCAGGCGGGGCAAGGCAAGGCACGGCCCGGCTTGGTAGGGCAAGGCAGGGCGTGGCAGGTGAGGTAAGACGGGGTTCGCAGGCATTTTGATTATAGAAAGGAGAAGAGATGCAATTAACAAATTTTACGGCAAGGTGGGCGGAAGGATCAGTCCACAAGGTAAGTGCACAAGTGGCGCTGCAGGTGACGCGAGAGTTGGAAGAGGAAGGTCGATTGACAGCGCAGAATCTTGTAGATGTTTCCCGTCCGGAAGATGCGCCGCTGCACACGGAGTTTGAATGGGACGATCAAGAGGCGGCAGAGAAGTACCGGTTAACGCAGGCGCGTGGCATTATACGTAATCTGCAGATTGTTACACCGGAAAGCGAAAGACCTGAGAAAGTATTTTGTCATTTGGAAGTGCGAAAGGCCGAGTACACGACGATACGAAAGGCGCTCTTGGTTGCCGATACACGAGAAATTCTTTTGAGAAATGCCCGTCGCGAAATGGAGGCTTTTCAGGCGAAGTATAAAGGGTTAACTGAGCTTGCAGAAGTGTTTGAGGCAATGAGCCGTGTTATTCCAAATATGATGGAGGACGCGGATGAAAGTATTGCTTGAAAAAGGTGCTTATGCCCCGACGCGGGCACACAGCACGGATGCAGGCCTTGATTTGTACTGCAAGGAAGATCAGACGGTTCCGGCACACGGATCGGCGGTATTTGATACCGGCGTTCACGTGCAATTGCCGGAGGGAACCTACGGAAAGTTGGCGAGCAAGAGCGGGTTGAATATCAATCATAGCGTTGTAAGCTGCGGCGGGACGATTGATTGCGGATACACCGGAAGTATCAGAGTGAAGCTGTATAACTTTGGCAACGAGGATTATACGTTCAAGGCCGGTCACAAGATTGTTCAATTAGTTGTGCAGCCGTGTCTGTTCGTCCCGGTTGAGATCACGGATGAGTTGTTCGATAAGACGGAGCGCGGGGCACATGGGTTTGGAAGCACGGGGGTATAAGAAGTGAAAGCCGGAGATAAGGTCGTTATGAACGACAAGTATTACGTTTCGGAAGTTAACAAGAACAAGATTTGGACTGTTCGGGGCGAGCCGAAAAAGATTTGCGGCGAGTGGGCTGTGTTTTTGGAGGACTATATTGGCTGTTATGCCATGGACGGATTGACGGTGGTGCAGCATGATTAAGGTCTACGGCTACTCGGATGACAACCTCGTCCTTGATGGAGCACCATATCCGGCGGATGAGATCGGATGCTTCGAGCAGGATGTAATCGTTGAATTCGACGACGGCACCCGTATCAGGGCCGGATATCCGAAGAAGGATATAGGTGTGTGGTATGTTAAGGTCGAAAAGAAGGGAACGGCACCACAAAAGCTGATCGAGTGCTTTGATGAGGACGCGGAATTGTATAGCGATCTGTTCGAGATAGATGCGAACTATG